TCGATGCACTGTTCAAGTATCGGTTCAATGCCGGCCAGTGGGATAACTGACGGACGCACCTATCAAAACCCGACCTTTAAAGGTTTTTTCGATAATCAGGGGCAGCCGACCTCTGATCCTTCCAAATATGCGACCGCCCGCTGCGAGTTTTACCACCCGTGGTATAGCTCGCCTTGGCGGGCCACTTACGAACTAAGCAAGGCATGTTCCGCGCCTTCGTCGATTGATCCGCAGACAGGTCAATGCGTAGCGCCTCCTAACCAATGCGAAGCCACCATCGGTCAGGTCGTCACCCACGAGCACAAGATGAAAGAAGCGGTTGGCCAGCCGGTGATCGAGCCGCCCGGTTCGGTCTGCGCCAATAGCTGCCAGTACGCCTTCGGCTTCACGCCCGCCAGCAACGTCTACGTCTACAGCAGCGGTAACCCGCCGGGCGTGTTTGGCGTTTACAGCTACACCGGCAATGGCATCCAGTGCACTGGCGACACTCGCAAGGAGCCCGGCAATCCCGGTGCGCAAGAGAATCCCGACGACACACCCGTTCCTGATCCCGATAACAAGTGCCCGACCGGCTATGTCTGGAACGGCACGTTCTGTTCCAAGGAGCCCCCCAAGCCCTGCGACCCTGAGGTCGAGGTTGGCGGTTGTGGTCCCACCGATCCTACTGACCCTACCGACCCGACTGATCCCGGCGATGGTGCTGGTGACGGTGATGGTTCCGGTGGCGGTGATGGTTCCGGTGGCGGTGATGGCACTGGTGACGGTGACGGTGATGGCACTGGTGACGGTGATGGTTCTGGTGATGGTGATGGCACTGGTGACGGTGATGGTAAGGATGAAGAAGAAACGCCCGATGTTGTCACTGGTGAGCTGTGTTCTCAGACCCTCGCATGCAGTGGCGACGTTATACAGTGCGCCATTCTGCGCAAGCAAAAGGAACAGCAATGCGCCTGGGACTATGAGGACGCAAAGCCCGGTATTGAGAATGCAGTGAAGGGCGAGGGATATCAGCTCGCTGAAAGTACCGTCAATATCGGTTCGTCATTTAATGAGGCTGCAGCCGCCTCTCGCTGGCTCGGATCTTCTTGCCCATCGCCTAAAACCGTTTCCGTTCTCGGTATAACCCACTCGCTATCGTGGCAGCCTGTTTGTGACTTTGCGTCGGCTATGTCGAACATCATTGTCGCCCTCGCGGGCATCTTCTTCGCGGTCTATGTTGGCCGTGGCCTCGGAGGTTCCTAATGCACTTCGCCGCGTTGTTCTCATTTCTTTCAACGATTGCCGGGCCACTTGTAAAGCAAGTCCTCAAGGCGCTCGGCATTGGCATGGTGAGTTATTTCGGATTGCAACTGATGGTCGACCAGGTGAAGGGCTACGTAACATCCAGCTTCTCCGGTTTGCCCGCTGATGTTGTTTCCATCCTTGGCCTTGCGAAAGTGGACGTTGCTGTAAACATCATGCTTGCTGCCGTCATAACTCGCGCTGTTGTTTCCGGCATGGACAAAGCCACCGGTTCTATCACTAAGCTCGGCTCTGTTAAGGGGTAATCCATGTTCGTTCTTCGCACTGGCCTGCAAGGCAACGGCAAAACCCTGAACACCATCAAAGAAGTTGATATCAAGGCTGCGAAGGAAAATCGCACTGTCTTCTATCACAACATCCGCGGATTCAATCCCCAGTTCGAAGGGCTTAAAGCCACCTGGGTTGCCTTCGATGATCCGCATAAATGGTTTGAGTTGCCGGAAAACGCGATCATCGTTATCGACGAGGCGCAGCAGTTTTTCCGCATTCGTAATCAGGCATCTGCTGTCCCTGCTTACGCTAGTGCGCTCGAAACAATGCGCCACCAGGGCCACGAACTGCATTGCATTACTCAAAATCCCAGCCTCATCGATCACCACTTCCGCAAGCTCTGTAACAGCCACATTCACTATGTGCGAGGCGGGAAGGGCAAGGTCATCAAGCGTTGGGAGTTCGAAAAGGTCAATATGACTGTCGAGTCCTCCAAGAAGGATTTCAGTGCCGACGGTGAGGCCACTCGTGTTCTCATCGACCCCAAATACTTCGGCGCTTATCAGTCGGTCAAGGAGGGCGCCACTCACCATATGCGGTTCAAGCCACCTCGCGCGCTGTTCGTCCTCGTTGCCGCGCTGCTTGTCATCGGCTATCTGTTCTACGGCATCTACGAGCGCCGTCTGGCGCCAAAGCCTGCGGAGCCTGCGCCCGATGTTGCCTCGGCGTCTTCCTCGCCTGCCCAGCCTGTCCAGCCTTCAGGGCCCACCGTCGATGACATTGGCAAGCCTCTGACCCCGGAGCAGTACGTTGACGCTCGCGTTCCGCGCTTGGCCGATGTACCCAGCTCGGCGCCGATCTATGATGAACTCACCCGGCCTGTGACGTATCCGAAGTTGTCGTGTGTTTCCAGCTCCAACGAAGACTTCGTGCGGCGCAATGCTGATCGTATGGTCACCGGCATCCGCAAGGGGGAAATCCATGGTTGCCGCTGCAACACCCAGCAAGGAACTCGCGCTGTCGTGTCGTTCGATGCGTGCATGAGCTACGTGGTCGACGGGGCATTCGATCCCGCCAAACCTGACCGCCAGTACAGCCAGCCGGTCGTGACCGGGCCCGGCGAGGCACGAGCGGGTACGGGTGCGACTGGCGGGCGTTCACTGACCATCGTTGCCGATTCCGAATATCCGGCCAGACCGTGGCGATAGAACGCCCAGGCGCTTCGCATAATGGCCTGAGCTTATGTTTGGCGGTGTCCGGATAATCTGCGAAGCTCCGGGCGCCGGTTAACATAGGCTCGATTATGCGATGCGCTATTGACCTCGAAACCCGCCTGATCAAAACCGCCGAGCTGTACGCGCCGGGCCGCAAGGGTTCCGACGCCATAACGTGGATACTCGACGACTACCCCCGACTTGTCGCTGAGGTCCGCGATCTGAGAAAGCGTGTTGCCCAGCTCGACGACGAAGGTGCCCAGCTCGATGCTGTTCTGCATGAGTTGCGGCAGATCGCTGAGCGAATCAACCTGCTATGACCTGTCCTGCTGACCTCGACCTCGCCGCTCGCGGCGATTAGTCGCCTGCACTGCCTCCTGTCGTGCTGCATAGCGCCTGCGACGATACCCCCGAAGGGGCCGCAACCATCGACCCACAAAAAAGCCCCCAGCGGCCTATACGGCCCTCAGGAGGCTTCTCGCGATCTTCGTCCCACTGTCCCGCCACCAACTCAACCCGCGCCTCGATCTGCCCAAATGGAACCGCTCCGGGCGTCTCTTTGCCGCTCTCCCAAGACCGTCAGCAACGCCTCTGGTCAGGTCACGATAGTTGCTCGGTTTCAGCAGCGCTTTTCAGCTGGTCGGCGGTGGGGGTGCTGTTACACCCCCACTTCGGTGCGGATTCCCGCACTCAACGTCATCACCGCAAGGCTTCTTGCTCATAGCCGAACAGCACACCTTTCAGGGCAATGCGTGCTTGGTTCCTGATATCTTCCGGTAGCGACTCGAACCGCTTGAGGATCGGCGCCATGTCATCGGACAGGGCACGCTCATCGTCTCGTAGCAGGAGCTCGTCTGTGCTTACCCCGAGCACTCTCGCTAGCTTGACGATGGTTTCGGCGGTGGGCTCTGAACGCCCCGCTTCGTAGGCGGTGTAGCTGGATTTGCTCACGCCTGCGGCCTCCCAGACTTCTCGCTGGGTGAGTTTCTTCGCGACCCTGAATCGCTTCAGGTTCTCTCCGATGGTCATGGCTCGTTCCTGCTGTGCTGTGCTCATGACACCATCCTAGGTACTGTGGTTCCGTACAGTTCCGGCAAGCCGGTACAAAAGGGGTTGCATCCCGGATATTTCAAGTCTTATGATCCCGTCCATCGAGTATCGGCAAACCGATATTGACAGGGATTTCTATGTTCATCGACTGGCTCAGCGTTTCGCAGGAACACACACACGACCTTCCGGTCGTTTGCGACGTTTTCCGCCAAACCATCGATGCCCATACCGGCGAGGTCCTCGCGACCAGCCAGCCGCGCTTCCAGCACGAAGCCAGCTACAGCACTGGTATCAATCTGAGCGTCCAGGGCCGCAAGATCACCATTGAAGGCAATCCTTCGCGCATTGGCCGGATCGACAACCTGTTCGGCCATACCACCATCGAACAGTGCATCACCGTCTACAACCGCATCCTCGACCTCTACGGCCTTCCGCACTTCACCCGCTGCACGACTCGCAGCCTTCGGGACGGTTGTTCTGGGGCGAGGGTAGGGGACTGGGTAGCCGATGGCGCAGTTATCACCATGATCCACCTGACGACTAACGTCGGTGTGGGCCATGGCAATCAGCTTGACTACCTGCGCGCTGTTTCTGGTGTTCGCTTGGGTCGTAACCCCGGCTATCTGTACCCCAATGGCCGCGGCTGCACTTGGACTACTGAGGCGAACGGGAAGGGTGCCCGTCTGCAATATCGCAAGGCCTATGACAAGGCCTTCGAGATCGCGCAAAAGCTGATCCCAGCAATGCGCCGCCAATTCGGCGAAGACTCACGTGAGCTGGCATACGCCAACCAGCTGCACGACTACTGCCAACACGAAGGCGTGATCCGCTTCGAACAGGAACTCAAATCTGAGTACCTGGCCCGCGAAAACCTCCGCTATTGGGGCCTCATCGACGAAAGCCGTTTCCAAAGCATTCACGGCGAATTTCTGGCCCTCGATTCCCGACTCAAGGTGACCGCTATGGACCTCGCTTCCGTGTCTGAGCAGCTGATGCTCGAAAAGGTCGTGGACACAGTCCGCGCCGCCAATACGACCGCCATGTATGCCGTTCAATGGATGCACGGCCAGCGCCTGGACTTCAACAAACGTCAGGTCAAGGAGCATGCCGCGCGCCTCAACCGGATCGGCATCGACATTCGTTCGCCGTTCGATATCACCCGCAATTCCCTGGTGTTTGTCCGCGAGGCTCGCGAAGTCACTCCGGTCAAGAACCTCACGCCGCCGAGCTGGTACGAGCGTCCGAACCACCTGAGGGCCGTCGCATGATCGCTGCTACCTGCTCCCTTCTGGCCACCCTCGCAGGCGGTGCTATCGCGCTCTATGCCGTTCGCCTGAGGTTTCGCCCATGACTCGCACTGTCAGCTTCCAGGGCACGCAGCTATCTCAGCGGCAACGCCAGCAGCTCGCGTTCCAGCAGCAGACCCGCGCGGCGTTCCTGAACACCCATTTGCAGCATCAGGTAGACGACACGCTCGCAGCTCTCCAGCAGCGAAAAGAGCAGGGCGCTGCACCGGTCAAGCCAGAGCCCCAATGGACACTCGACTACACCGCCAAAGGCACGCCATGGGTTGGCGATTGCTTCGGCCATTAACCCGCTGACGGGCACACCGCCTCCAGCTCACAGGGCCACAAAGCCCGCACTTTAGGAGAAACACCATGCCCTTCGTATACCTCGGCATCACCCGCGACGCAGGCACCTCGAAGAAGACCCAGAACGCCTACGACATCTTGGTCGTGCACTACGCCGTCGACGCCGCTCAGTCCACGCGCCCAGACCGCAAGCAAGCCATCGGCCTGGAGCCGCAAAGCCTGCCCATCGCGCTCGAGGCAGTCGCCCAGTTCCAGCGCGTTGAGCCGCTGTCCGCCGTCAACTTCGAGTTCGAACCGGACCCCCGCAACATGCAACGTAACCGTGTTTGCGGCGTGAAAGTAGCGCCTAAGTTGGCCGCTGCAGGTTCGAACTAACCGTCATGTTCTATATCGCGTGCTCGGAACACTGGACTACTACACCCGAAGGCCAACTTCGGTGTCCCGGCACGCTAACTGAAACGGGCAATCCTGCCCTAACTGCCGACGACTACGCCGAACTCAAAGATCAAACGATCATTCTGTTCGCAGTTGTTTTCGGCTTCCTAGTGCTTAAAAAGGCACTTTTCTAGTAAGGAGCAACACTCATGAAACATATGAACACTGTTCGCAAGTTCGGCCGTCAAGTTGCTGCCGGTTCCGCTATCGCCATGGGCTTCGCTGCCTCGGCCTTCGCTGAACTGCCTGCCGAAGCCACTAGCGGCATGGCCGACGCCAAAGCTGATGGTCTGGCCCTTGGTGGTCTCGTCCTGGGCGTAATCATCGCCATTGCTGCCTTGAAGTACATCCGTCGCGCTCTGTGATTTAACTGCGCGCTTCATGTGCCGAAGCATCAAACCCCGCTCCGGCGGGGTTTTCTTTTTTCTGGAGAACGATATGGACCCGCAACTTTACGTCTTCGCTATCTCCGTTCTCGCGGCTTATCTCTTGTTTTTTGGGCGGGTTTGAACATGCGCCTCGTGATCGCTTCGCTTTTGTTCATCTCATTACCGGCGTTTGCTGATAACTGGCAAATCACATATTTCGGGCAGCAGGCGACTTCCGGTCAGTTCGTTTCTTCTCCTTCGATGCACTGTTCAAGTATCGGTTCAATGCCGGCCAGTGGGATAACTGACGGACGCACCTATCAAAACCCGACCTTTAAAGGTTTTTTCGATAATCAGGGGCAGCCGACCTCTGATCCTTCCAAATATGCGACCGCCCGCTGCGAGTTTTACCACC